TTCTTACCTGTTTTTAACTTGAATATAAAATCAGGATAGTATCTATGAATACGATAATCAATAGGTGAACGATAGATAATAGGTATTTCTTCACTAGCCCAAAACTCAACAGCATCATTTTTATCCAAATACACCATCATTCTTCTCTCTAATAAAGAACGATATACTATTCTATTTGGGTCACCAGCGTACTTTTTAGGGTGTGTAGGTTTGTAAATTCCTTTATAACTTGTTCTCATATCACATATAAATATTACTATTAATCATATAAGGTATTTATCGTGTTAGGAAAAGTAGCAAGTATCGTTCAAAAAAATCTAAGCAACTTACAAAGTACGGGTGGTGGACTAGCAGGTTTGGCTGCTGGATTAGGTGGTGCATTATTTGACAAAGCGAAAAACAGTATTCAAACAAATGCTGCAGCTGCAAAAATACTAAACAAATCACCATTAGAATTAAGCGATGCAAGTCCTATGTCGCACATGAAACAAAACCCTTACGAATATGGTACAGTTTTTTATCCTGATAATGTACAAAATTTAGGTACAGGCCATTATATGATATTTGATATATTAGAAACTACAACTCTTTATTCATCAATAGGAGATATTGCTAAATTAGGTGCTGAAAAAGCAATGAATGCTTTAGGAGATGAACCAACAGCAGCAAAAATAAAAGCAAGTAAAATGCAAGGTGGTAAATCCGCAACATTTAAAAATGGCAAATCAAGAATTTCAAACCAATCATCAGGCATCAATGCAGGATTTTCAGGTTCAAGACATACTCGTGTTGTTGACTCTATAATTTTATATACACCACCAGGACTTAAAACATCATACAACGTAACACATTCAGGTAAAGAAACAGGAATGATGGGAGATTTAGCAGGTGTAAAAAGTTTTGGTGATATAGTTAATAGAAGTGCCGAAATTGCACAAAAATTAGGTGCCGAAATTGCACAAGGTATTACACAATTAATTCCAGGTGCAGGTGATTTTAAAGCAACATTACAAAAATTAACAGGTCGTGCATTTAATAATAATTTAGAAATGGTATTTGAAGGTGTGCCTATGAGAGAATTTTCTTACACTTTTGAATTTGCACCTAAAAACAGAAAAGAATTAGATAATGCTAGAAAAATAATATCTCTCTTTAAATTTCATATGCATCCAGAATTAGGACAAACAAATGATTTTGTTGTACCATCACAATTTCAAATGTCATATATGTATATTGATAAACAAAATATGTATATACCTAGAGTAAGTAAGTGTGTATTAACAAAAATGGATTTAGAACATGGTGACCAAACAGTATTTTCAACCTTTGCAGGTGATGAACTTGGAGCTGCACCTGTATATACTAAGATGTCATTAAGTTTTAGTGAAACAGAAATAATGACTAAACAAAAAATTGCTGAAGGATATTAATGTACTTCTCTTTTTTTCCTAAAGGTACATACGATTTAAAAGGTGATGGTTTAGAAAAAGTCGTTACCAATTTATTAGCACGTGTAAAAGTAAGGTCAAAAATTATAGATGAATCAAGTCTTTACGATTTATATGATATACCTGAAGGGGAAACTCCAGAAATTACAGCATTAAAACATTTTGGCAGCCCAATGTATCATTGGGTTATACTCATAACAAATAATATTACAGATCGTTATTATGGTTGGCCGCTAACAACATATGAATTTGAAAATTATGTAAATGATAAGTACACAAATCCAGATGGCGTACACCATTATGAAATTACGCAATCAAGTGGCAAGATTAAAGGTGAAGGACCAAGTGACTATGAACATAAATTAATTGTTAACAGTACAACGCCAAATGCTGAATTAGTAACCAATAAAGATTACGAACAAAGAATACAAGACCAAAAACGACAAATCAAATTACTTAATGCCGCTTACTTGCCTTTATTGTTAGAGGAATTTCAGAACTTGATGAGTGAATAATGAGTAGTTTATATAATACGATTGATCCAACTGTATTAAAAAAACCTGGCCAATATAATCTTACAGACGTTGTATTGGTTTCTTATCGCTCAGTACAAGGTGATAACGTAGCCGAAAAGATAGGTATTGATACAATGGTTGCGGAGTTAAATATCTATGAAAGTATTTACAATAAAACTTTATCAGGCAATCTTCTTATAGTAGATAATCAAAACATTGTTGGTAAATTGCCATTAACAGGTAATGAAAGACTCGAGTTTAAATTCTTTACACCATCAAGTCCATTCGGTTATGATTTCTCAGAAAAATCAGGCAACCCAATGTACATATACAAAATAACAAATCGAACTAATATTAATCCTAAAACTCAAATGTATATTATAAGTTTTTGTAGTAAAGAAATGATTGACAATGAATTGAAAGTGGTATCAAATGCACAACTTGATACGTATTCAAGTATGGTGTCTAATATCACAAAGAATCCAGATTTTTTAGGTTCAAAGAAAAACCTATTCTATGAACCATCAATAGGTTTACATAAACACGTATTCAGTAGATTAAGACCTTTTGATTGTATTGACCATCTATCACAATTCACAACTAGTTTAAAATTTCACAATGCAGGATATTATTTCTATGAAACAAGTAGAGGTTTTAATTACCGTTCTTTAGAAAGTATGTTAGCAGTAGAAGCCAATACGGCAAGACCTGCTGTCGCTAAGTTTAGACCTAAACCGGCCAATGTATCAGATGAACGAGGAGAGAAAGACCTTTTGAATGAGATGCAAGTCGTAATGGATTATAAAATACTAGATCAATTTGATACACTTAAAAATTTAAGAAACGGTGTATATGCAAGTAAACTAATTACGCATAATCAATTGGATAAAACATATAAAGAAACTGATTTCAATTACGAACTTGAATACGAAAAGAGTTTTCATACAGAAATGAATAAAGATGGTACACGAGAGAACGAAAAAGGTATATTGCCAAAGTATATAAGAGAAGGCCAATCACTTTCAGAATATCCCGAATCAACATTATATCTATGGCCAGATACAACAAATGTACATTACACAGAACAAGGCAATCCCGTTGCAATCGCAGATGCCAAACAAATATTACAACAAAGATTATCTCAAAGACTGGCCTTTCAATCATTTAAATTACAACTTACGGTCAATGGCTTCACAGCACTTCAAGCAGGTGATATAATTACTTTTGAGATGCCATCATATGAACCAAAAGATGGTACAGAACCTACAGATTTTGATGTTTACATGTCAGGCCGTTACCTGGTTACGTCAGTAAGACACCAAACCAATCTTACATTAAAGAAACATATAATGGTACTAGAGTGTATGAAAGATAGCGTCCGAAGACCATATCCGAATGAATTTAACGATACATTTATAGAGAAGGAAAAAAACAACGAAGGAATTATAGACCAATACGAATTTGATACGATATTACTTGAAGGCAAAACAGACAAGTTTTTAAAATAACTAAGAACGCCTCCGAGACCGCCGCTCCGACGGCTATGTAATATTAATATACTATGGACGCTGGCCACCTTACAGAAACCAAGAGGGAACCGCACCATAAATATGTAGAAAGGGAACTATGAACATAAGTGAACTAAACTTTACAGGTATCAAAGAAGCATTGAGTAAACTTAAAGTATATCTCTTTGGTAAAAGATGTAAGTGTAAAAATAAAGAAACTAAAAGGTAACCGCCGAGATGTATAGAGCAATTCAATGGTGTAAAGAACTGAAAGATAAAGTCGTGCTAGCGCACTCCTTGTCTAATAGTATATGGGTTTATTACGGTGCCGTTGTGTTTTGTGTATTTTATATGGTGGCCAGATGGCCTGCGTAGAGATTAGGAAATAGAGATTTATGACGTATGCTGTTGTGTTATTATCAGGCGCTCTAACGAGAGTAAACAATGAATAACGAAAACTTTATGGGACTTGGAGGTTTTCTCTGGTTCTCTGGCGTCGTTGAGGATAGACAAGACCCACTTAAAACTGGCCGATTACGAGTACGAATATTAGGTCAACATACAGAAAACAAAAACATTCTACCAACGGCCGATCTACCGTGGGCATTGTGTGTATTACCAATTACGGCCAGCGGCGTTTCAGGTATCGGCCAGTCGGCGACCGGACTACTTGAAGGTTCTTGGGTGTTTGGGTTTTTTCGTGATGGACAATATCGTCAAGAGCCAGTTATATTAGGGAGTTTACCTGGCCGACCAACCAATCTGGCCGATAATCGAAAAGGTTTTAATGATCCAAACGAGGTTTATCCGAAATACAAGGATGAACCAGATGTAAACCGTCTGGCCGTTAATGCGAAGGATTCGGATGGAAATGAAATCAATCCAAGTTTATCATTAACTCTCCGTAGAGCAACACGAATTACAGGAATCGCAACGGCCGACTTTAATGCGATTTCAGTGGCCTCTGGCGACCTGATAGCCGGTTCAGATGGTGACACATGGAATCAACCAGAAATACCTTACAATGCCGTTTATCCATATAACCACGTATACGAGACCGAGTCTGGCCATATACAAGAGTTTGATGATACGCCAAATGCGGAACGAATCCATATCCGCCACCGTTCAGGTACATCAACGGAAATTTATCCGAATGGTACAATCTCAAATATTACCAAAGGTGACTCGTACAGTATAATAGATGGTGACCGACAAACCTACGTACAGGAGAATAACGACCTGACCATTAATGGCCGTTATAAGTTATATATCAATAAGAATGGCTCATTGAATAACCACTATGATATACAGATAGGGCCAGGTGCAAATGTAAATATACAGGTGGATAATGGTGATATTAATTTACACACATTGACTGGCCGTTTAAATTTAAATAGTGGCGGCGATACGAATTTAAAGGTAGGTGGTTCTCTAACGATTGATGTGGCCGGCAATCTGGTACAGAACGTAGATGGCAACACAACAGAAAACACTTCAGGCAGTGTAATTGTTCGTGGTGCAACGATTGATTTAAACCCTTAGAATGAGCCAGCGTAAAAACTGGAAGGCCATTGTAATCTATAAATGCAATAACATCAAGACAAGGTAATAATGGCCAATCCAGCTGGCCAGAATCTCTCACTTAAATAGACGTGAAAAATTTCCTGGTGGCTTGACACTGTTCCAGGTTTGATATATAATAGTATTATGTCTAAGTGGAATAAAAAAGCAATATGGTCTGATATACTATGGATTGGTGGTACTACGCTGGCCACCTATTTGTTTTGTTTGGTTTACGGTTATATTTAAACTATGATTTATAACATTAAGGATTTTTCTGTATTTCCTACATTAATAAACTATGTGGATAATTTTTTAACGGAAAAGCAATGTATCTCTATAATTGAATTTGCACGTACAAAGAAATATAAACCACATGGTGCATTATCTGGCGATGCAGTTTCAAATCACGGTCTGGATGATACCATTCTAACGAATATACAGAAGCATGTAAAGGATTGTGCGGATATAGAAAATGAATTATATACAATAATAAATGGTTATTCACATAAGGCTGGTTTGGCGCCTGTACAATTAACTAACTCTTGGATTAATTTTCAGAAAAAAGGAAGTTCTTTATTATCACATAAACATCCAGGCAATAGTATCTCTGGTGTAATTTATTTAAGTGTGGATGAACAAAGTAGTTCTATAGCTTTTACAAATCCAAATCCGTTTATTGGTTTTAGTAGTAGAAAAGGCGACACTGAATATAATGCTGAATATACAGCAATGAAACCTAAAACTGGTTCTTGTATAATATTTCCAAGTTGGCTTTCACACAGTTCAGGTAATACAATCAATCAATCGGAAGAACGTATTGCTTTGAGTTTTAACGCAAGTATAAGAAAATAGAATTTTAAGGATTTGTTGGCGACATTGGCACGTCAAATATAAAAGCAATTCTCTCACAATTACCTATATTCTCGGCCATATGATGTTTCTTATTGTTGAACCAAAAGAAAGTACCTGGTTCTATAATGACTTCTTCTTTCGTAAATTCTAAATCACCGTGGTCCCAAACACTGTATCTATAAGTGCCTGTGATACTCAAATGATAACGGTCTTTTGTGAGGTAATACTTTCCTTCATCTATATGTTTGCCTGTGATTTCACCAATCGGTGTTTTAAGAAAAGCACAACGGCCGAGTCTACGACCAAAATTATTTTCGGCCAGGAATCGTTGGATCTCGGTGTGTCTTGAAGTGGCTTCAGTGGGCACACATATTTCTGTGTCACCAATAAACTCACCAGGTTTTGAAATACCTCCCATAACTAATTGAAGTACACCTGATTTAACTAAACGTGTATGAGGGTCTTGGCGGTCAACACCTTTCATACGACCTACGTTACCCCAATCTTCAGGATGTTGTTCTAATTGTTTTACAATACCTGATACGTCTATATTCTCTTTTATAATACGTATGTTCTTCATTAATTACACCACGACTCTTTTGCAAGGCCGTAATATTCTCTTGCATAACCGTTTTTGATTAATGCAACACGTAATGATTTGCCATCAATTAATACATCACCTAATACACGACCACCAAACTTATCCCAAGTGGCAATGGCAACTTGTATTTTTTTACCATTCGCAATTGTAGTCTTTGTAAATTCAGTTGCAGCTAAACCCTTTGTGTTTTCTTGTGGACATTGAGCACGGTGTCCTTTTTCTGGTGTATCAACACCATAGACACGAATCAGTAATTCTTTTTTAAGTGGATCTGGTAGAAACTTCGCTTCAAAACCTACAGTATCACCATCTAATACTCTTGTTAATTTATAATCATACACTTTCATTTCTACTTCCTTCGCCAACGCCAAAGACGGTAGAAACATTAATATCAATAATAATATTCTCATATCTCTAATATATACTATTTAATGTGTTTTGTCAAGCAATAAATAGTACTATGAACCATATACCTACCATAAACTTCAACAGTATCATAACTTTTTTAAGGTCGGCACAAAGAACAAATTGGACAATTTTAAGAGTTGAAGATAGTATATGTAATTTAGAGTTTGTTAACAAATTAAAAGAGGCATCAAAAACAATTACTTTAAAAAGTAAAGATAATTCAAAAGTTTACGAAGGTATTGGTATACAATATAAAGATACTGATATAACAGAAGATGAAAAGAAATATAATACTTTGGATTCATATTCCAACTACGTTTCTTTTGAAGAAGAAATAGGCGACTTTGTTTCATATAATAAAAAAGAAAAATGTTTTGTAGTTATAAGTGATCTAAGAAAAATTAAACTATCAGAAGTATCAAAAGATTTACAAAATAGAGCTAAAGAGTTGGATGCTAAAGTAAACGATTCAAATTTACAAGTATTAAACCATGTTCTGTTAAATGAATGGGCTAAAGTTTTTAAAGATTTTATTCTATATTTTTTAAATAAAAACATAATTTTATATAGAGGAAGATTATTAAATTGTAAACCAGGTAAACTTGGAACATCTATACATGTAGATAATCATGTTCGTGTTCATATACCAATTTACACTAATGAAAAATGCACAACTTCTTTTTACGATAAACAAAAAAAATTTATAGGAAAATACCATATGCCAGCTGATGGTTCTTTTTATCTATTCAATAGTTGGCTGCCTCATTCTTTTGGAAATATAGGAGATGAAGATAGATTACATGCAGTTTTTAGTTTTGATGACCAATTACCTAAATCATTCAATACTATATATAAATCAATAAATGATTTAAAAAATGTAATGTTAAACGATTTAAATAAATTTTGATAATTATTTTGGTGTAAAAGTAATATCGTGTATGTTAACATTACTCTTTAATACATAATCTAAAACAGTTACCACATCTTCGCAGACCATTTTAACTTTATTCTTACTTCTAACCATATCAGTATCTACATAACCAGGTCTTAAATTTATAATTTTTGGATATTCGTATATATTTTTTTGACAAAACTTATCTTGTTTATGTTTATAGATAGCGTACTGATTAACAGGCCAGTTGCTGGCCGTTGATGATACGTTTATTATTATTTTTTTCTTTGTCTTCCACAGTTTAAAAGATTCTTCTAATAAAATATTTTGACTATCATCATGTATATGGTAAGCATTATTAACAAATATATCAGTATCTATTAATTCATTTAGAATTGTTTGTCTATCGGTTTCTTTTGATATATCACAAAGAGTTGATTTAGAAAATCCAATTACAATATTATTTAAATCTTTTTTAAAATATTCGTATATTGATTTACCAATACCTTTAGTATGGCCGGTTATCACAACTTTCATAACTATATTTATCTTCTTTTAAAGTATCTTTTTAATTTCTTCATACCAATAGATGCCACCCTCACGTAGTTTATCATTTGCATTACGTAATTTTTCCATACGTCTTTTGAAATAGGCCAGTTGAGTACGATTTAATAAATCTTTATCCTCAACATAACTAATAATATGGTCTATATCAGGACAAGTAAAGTCAGGTATCTTTGGTGCTTTTTTCTTTAATGTTTTTAAATTAGGTTTTCTTTTTTTTCTACCAAACACGTTTTTTCCTACCCTTTAAAGACAACAGCTTAAGTTTTTTTAATTGCTTTAGTCTTTTTAAATATCGTTTTGTTTGACAAAAGATAGAGATGTAAATATAAACTAAACCAGCAATAATACTGGCAAGTATGATTAGTCCTACGTATAGATTGTTCATGTACCCTTTGTTTGCAAATCAAAGGGTGCCTAGTGAACTAGGCACCTGAAATATAGATTGTTATTATTCTTCGTCTGTTTCGTCTATTTCTTCGTCCTCATCAGAGTCGGAAATATCTTCATCAGAAGAAACATTTATAGTATCTTCTAGGTCGTATAATAAATCGTCAATTTCAGATTGTTTTTCTTTTATAGCTTCAATTATATCTTCAGGAGTCTTTATTTTTTTTCTGCCCATTATAACTCCTTGGTTAATTGGTAATAGTATTTATATAAATAATATTATAAATGCACACAGACAGAACAAATAGTTTACATAACTATAATGCAGGTAACTTCCAAGAATATACATATGAAAGAGAATATATGGAATGTGCTTGGAATATTGTTTATAAACAAATTGATTTGGTAACGGCTTTTTATTATCCTTGGATTGTATATGAAAATAGTACTAACAGGCAGTGAAGGTTTTATAGGTAGTAATTTAAAAAAAAGATTACTCAGAAAAAAACATCAACTAGTTTGTTACGATTTATCTCTTAACAAAGACATCAAAGATTTTACATTAGATGGTGATGAGAATTTTGTAATTCATTTGGCTGCAAAGGCCAACGTGAGAGATAGTGTTAAAAATCCTGCACCATATTTTATTACAAACGTGGACTACAGTAAAAAGATATTTAATCTTTGTAACGAAAAAAACATACCTTGTTTATATGCTTCTAGTTCTTCAGTACATAACTGGACTAAATCACCATATGGTAAAAGTAAGTTAATGATGGAAGAGGCAGCACATCCTGGTCAAGTAGGATTAAGATTTGCCACCACATACGGAGAAACTCCACGTAAGGGTATGTTATTTGATTACATAGTGAATGGTACTGTAAAATATAAAACAAATCATAAAAGAGATTTTATTTACGTTGATGATGTAGTCAACGCAATATTATTATTTGTTAAGTTAGGATTGAAAGATAAAAACAAAACTTATGAAGTAAGTTCTGGCCATTTATATAGTGTGAAAGAAGTTATAGAAGAAGCTGGATTTAAAGTACCATTAAGAAAAGGTGAAGATTGTGAGGCTGAAAGTAATGCCAGCGATAATAGTGAATTAAAAAAATTAGGTTGGGAACCTACAATGACAGTATGGACTTTTTTAAGAAATTTAGATTTAGATAAAGTAATAAGATTAGGTAGACTGTAATTCTTCTTTTATTTGGTCAACTTCTTCGCACCAATCAGCAATTTCTTCTTTTAACATTACATTAGAAAAGCCTTTATACTTTACAAGATAACATTTACCAAAGGCGCCTGTATAGTTAATATCTTTTATTTCTGGTTTTTCCATTATTTTATTATTAGATTATAAATTAATCCAATCGCATTGACAGATGCCAAAGTAAGATTGGTTACAATTAATGCAGGTTCTTTCCACATTATACTTACCACTAGCCAAAGTAATCCACCAATTAAATATAATATTGGTCCCAAAGGATAAATGTTTAGTGATGTTAGTGCAGTTGCAAC